GGTTTCCGCGCACGACCACGAACAAAACCCATGACCAAACCCGCAAAACCCACACGCAAAAAGACATCCAGCACGCCGCCCCTGCTCACTATCGCGGACGTGGCGCAAAAATTAGACATGAGCTACCACGAGGCGCGTAACTTTTTAATCCGCGTTCCTATAGCAAAAACTGGCGCACGGGGAGCGCACCTCTACACGCTGGAAGCAGTGACAGAAGCACGCAAAACCAGCGCCACCGAAAGCGGCAACGAGGCGCAGCCTGGCACCAAGGAATGGCACGAGGTGGAGAAAATCAGGCGGCAGGTTGAGAAACTCGACGTGGAGCTGGACGGCATGCGCGGCAAAATGTTGGACCGCGAAGAAGTGAGGCGCGCTACAATGGCGCTTTGCATGGAGTTTGCCAAACACTTAGACGAGATGGAAAGCAAGTTGGCGCCAATGGTGGCAGGCTTGACACCAACCGAGGCACAGCCAGTCATAATTGCGTACAACGCCAAACTGCGCGAAACGCTGCGAGCGCATACAAAAGCCTGATTTAATTGAGCGCATGAAAAATATAATAAGGGAATGCTTGGCGACGGCATTTGCTGAAAAGCAAAAAGCAACTATACCAGACTGGGCGCTTGATAACATCCGCCTTCGAGAATCACCATACGGCAACCAATTCCGCGCTACCGAAACGCCTTGGTTATTGGAACCGTTGACCGCGTTTGCAGACCCGAACACTGAGGAGGTTGTGTTAAATTGCGCCGCCCAAACTGGCAAAACGGTATCCATGCAAGTAGCCATTGCTTGGGCGTTGGCAAACCATCCAGGGCCAACCATGACGGTGATGCAGGACGAGGACGCCGCCAAGGATTTTTCAAAAGAGCGTCTTATGCCGATGTTGGAGAGTTGCGCAACACTGCGCCGTCAGTTTCCAACCGACCGGCACAAAAAGACGAACACCGAAATTTTTCTGACTACCTGCACGCTTAAGCTGGGCGCCGCCAATAATAACTTTCTGCGTAGTTGGTCAATTCGTTGGCTGTTTGGCGACGAAGTCAGCGCTTGGAAGCCTGGCATGTTGGCGCGCGCTCGCGCCCGCACAACTAGATACTGGAACCGCAAACACTGGTTAAGCAGCACGCCCGAAGAAGAGGGCAGCGATTTTGATGGCGCATACAAATCGGGCACCTGCGAGCATTGGCATCTAAAGTGCATTGAATGCAGTGAGCTTTTTATGCCGGCATTTTACGACTGCCTCCAATGGGACACTAACGACCAAACGAAACCAAATGGCGTCTGGGATTTTGAAGCATTAAGCGAAACGGTGCGCATGGTTTGCCCGCATTGTGGCCACTTGCACGAAAACACCGAAACCAATTGGAGGGCGATGAGCAAGGGCGGATACGTAGCCACCAACGACAACCCAACGCCACGCGTTCGCTCGTTTAGTTTCAACCAACTTGCTCTACCACCTTCAGTTATGCCTTGGGCAGATTTGGTGGTTGATTTTTTGCGAGCCAAACAGCACGCCGCCGGTGGCTACATTCAGCCATTGCGCGAGTTTGTCACGCTACGCCTTGCGGAGCCATGGAAAGCTACAAATCACGTGGACATTGAAAAAGTGGTCGTCAAAGATTACGAACCAAGCGCCGAATGGGCGGATGAGGCAACTCGATTTTTAACCGTAGACGTGCAAGCATACCTTGAGGAATTTTGGGCGGTGGCACGCAGTTGGAGCAAAACAGGCGCGAGCCGTTTGCTTTCGTTTCGCCGCTTGACTTCATTTGATGAAATCGAAGCAATGCGCAAGGAATTCAACATAGCACCACAGCGGACTTTCTTGGATGTCGGCTACCAACGCGCCAGGGTTTTGGCAGAGTGCGGGCGCTACGGATGGATGGGGATGAGAGGCGAAGATACCACCGACTACGCGCACAGCATAAATGGGCACACCGTGCGCCGCATGTTTTCAAAGCCAACACGAGTCAGCGCCACAGGGCGCACGGCGCCGCCGGTTTTTAGATGGAGCAACCCAACAACCAAAGACGTTCTGCAACTGCTCAAAAGCGGCAAATCTCATCCTTGGGAGGTTTGCGACCTGGGCGAAATGGCAGACGAATACGCCAAACAAATTGACTCAGAGCGAAAGAAAGAGGTTTTGGACAAGCACGGCAGAACGACTTTGCGCTGGGTTTCCTTCCGCGCAAATCACGGCTGGGACTGCGAACTTATGCAAGTTGTAGCGGCTAGCATAGCAAAACTATTTAGCACTGCTGAATAAGAAAAACATAAACCACAAAAGCAAGGGCGGCAGCGGTTAATCGTTGCCGCTTTTTTATTTGTGCATGTTGCTTTTACACATTTTGCCCATCTTTATAGATGGCAAGCGACATCACCGCATTTCTAAATTTGCAAAGCGATGGCTACCTTTTGACCTTAAAGGAAAGGGTGGCAGATGCTATTTTGGCGGGCAGTGTAACCGTCTCTTTTTCCAATGCTTCACAAAGCGGGAGCATGCAGCTTGTCATGCCCACCGACGAACTAGCCGCACAATTAACCACGGTGTTGATTGCTAAAGGGCTAGCCAACGGCGCCACTAAACCAACACGAATGACTTTTGCAAGGTTTGCCCGATGAGCGAAATTTTAGACCACAACGGCAGACCAATTGTTGCGGCGCCCCAACCGCGAAAACGCGCAACCATTAACACCCATTACCGTGGCACCGAATCAAACCGATTCCGCACTTCGCTGCCATACATTGCAGCCGACATCAACCAAACCCTGAACCGAGGAACACGCCGCCGATTGATGGCGTTCTCGCGTTGGCTGTATGCAAATCATGGAATGGTCAGGGGCGCGGTGAATGACGTTGCGAGATACGCACTAGGCACAGGATTGACACCACAAAGCCAAAGCGCCGAGGCGAAAGCATACGAAGATTATTTTACCGAATGGAGCAAGGTGTGCGATGTAGCGGGGCAATTCACATTTGCGCAAATGCAGCGCATGGCATCCATACGCATGGACGTGGACGGTGACATCGGATTTCTGATGATTGGCAGACAAGACGCGTTTCCGCAATTGCAATTAATTGAATCCCACAACATAGCCAGCGAATCATTGAAATATAATGAGGCAGGGCATGACGGCGTAATGGTTAGCCCAAGCGGAAAACCTACAGCATACAACGTCAAAAGCGGAGATGAGTTTCGCAGCATTTCAGCGAACAATTTTATTCTAGTTTATGACCCAGACCGCGTTGCTCAATTGCGCGGCGTTTCAGCGCTAACGCACGCAATCGACCACATCCGCGATGCGACCGACATCCTCGAATTTGAAAAAGTTGGTGTCAAAATGAACAGCGCCATCGGCATGGCCATCACTACGCAAGGCGGCATTGCGGACGATGGCAGCAGCCTAATTGAAGACGGCTATAGTGCCGCCGATACGGGCACAGTTGCATGGGACACATTCCAGCCTGGCATGGTTCCACGCCTTAAAATTGGCGAATCAATCGCGAGTTTCGCCAGCAACAAACCAAGCGCCGCATTTGCTGGGTTTTTGGAATATCTTTTGCGCGACGTGGCTTTAGGGCTTGGCGTTCCTTACGAATTCATCGTGGAACCAAGCAAACAAGGGACCGCTTCAAGGTTCATTTTAGAAAAAGCAGCACGAAGATTTGAAGAGCGCCAAGCTCTCATTACTAGCAGATTTTGCAACCGCGTTTGGGGCTGGGTTATTGCGCGAGGCATCAAGCGCGGCGACCTGCCAGCGTCTTCCGATTGGTGGCGCGTCAATTGGCAAGCGCCAAAGAAAATCACCGTTGACCTTGGCAGAGAATCCAAAGCTAACCAAGACGCCATAAAGATGGGGCTGCGCACAATGCGCGAAGACACAGGCGAACGCGGCCATGACTGGCAAGACATACGCAACCAAGTAGAGCGCGAAGCGAGCGACTTACTTGAGCGGGCAAAGCGTCTTTCTGAAACCTACGAAATTAAAATGGACACCGCGTTGCATTTGTTGAGCCAGCGCACGCCAAACCCAGTTTTTGATAATGACAGCGAAACTGACGCATAAATTAAACAATGACGTTTGGGCCATTTTGCCCGACTACCATCGAGCGCTGGCAACGCAGTTGGATGAGCATGAATATACCGGCAACGGTTACGATTTGCCGCGCCCAGAAGAGGAAACCGGCGTTGCTATTATCCACATACATGGCGCCGTTGGCAAAATGCTAACCGACTACGAGCGCTTGTTTGGCATGACCGATTACGACGACATCGCCGCGCAGGTAGCAGATGCGGACGCAAACCCAAACATTAATGCCATATTGCTGCACATTGACTCCCCAGGCGGAACTATTACGGGGCTTCCTGAGTTGGCCGCGAAACTGCGCAACGTCAGCAAACCATTAGTGGCATACACCGAAGGCACAGCCGCCAGCGCCGCTTATTGGGTAGCAAGCCAAGCCGACAGTGTGCTTCTTAGCGAGAGCGCCGAAGTGGGGAGCGTTGGAGTTTACGTGGCGCTTTTAGACCAGACCGAATACCTGCGCCAAATGGGGCTGAAAGTCAACGCAGTCAGCGCAGGAGAAAACAAGCTTGACTACGCCGACTTTAAGCCATTGAGCGAGGAAGCGCGGGAGCGACTGCAAGCAAACGTCAACAAATGGCATGAGCGCTTCAAGGCAGAGATAAACAACAAACGCACCGTGCCGCAATCCAGCATGACCGGCCAAACCTACGAAGGAATGGAAGCGGTGGAAGCTGGGCTTGCTGACGGTGTGGTGAACGATTTGAACGAAGTCATTGGCCTAATGGCAAATTTATAAACACATGAAAACAATCCTTGATTTAGTAAAAGCAAACGTGGAGCTGGCGAACCTAGCTGGAAAGCTGGATGAAGCAACCGCCGCTAACCAAACACTTCAAACACGCATTGAAGAAGCAAGCGCTTCTCATGCTGAGGAAGTTGCCAAACTTGGGGCACAACACGCCCAGGACATCGAAAGCCTTGAGAGCAAAATTAAGGTTTTGGAAGAAACAAATTTGCTTCTTGAAGCGCAGCAAAAGAGCGCCGACGAAAAGGCCGTTGAAATCGCGGCCAGCGTTGGCGTAGACGCGCCAGTTGAGGAAGCCACAGAAGACGAAGCACCGGCGCTTAGCCTTGACGCATTATGGCAGCAATACAATGCCATAGAAGGCAAAGACGAACGCCGCGCTTTTTATCTAAAAAACATCAAAAACAAACAGTAAAAACATATGGCCAACTCTTTGAATGGCATCAACTTAGCCGCGGTGGCCGAGCAAAGTCTCGACTACTTATCAACACAATTTCATCCTTTGCGAGCATTTGCGCGTGATTTTTCGGATGAGATTTCAGGGCAGGGAGAAAGCGTGACCACTCGCGTTCCTTCCAGCATGACCGCATCCGACCTCTCCAGTGGCTACACTGCCAGCGATGTCACCAGCACAGCAAAGACCATCACCTTGAACAAATTCAAGGGTTACAGCATGGCCTTTACCGACATGGAGGTTTCCAAGAGCGGAAACTTTGATTGGTTGTCTTCTGTCTTCCTGGCGCCCGCTTTGGAAGTTACACTGGACGCCGTGATGGACGATTTGCTTGCATTGGTTCTTAATGCCAACTACAGCGCCAACGAAGTCATCACCGCCGCCAACTTTGACGCTGACGAAGTGGCCGATTTGGCCGCCGACTTGACGACTGCCAAAGTGCCCAAAAGCGAGCGTGCGCTTATTCTGCCGCCCAGCTACTACGCGAGCGTTCAGAAGGACGCCATCGTTCAGGATGCCTCCAGCTATGGCGCCGCCTCTGCTGTGCAGGAAAACGCAGCTCAACGTGTCCACGGTTTCAGTCTCTACGAATACACCGGCATCCCAACTAATAGCGAAAACCTTGCAGCCATCGCGCTGCATCCTTCCGCTTTGTTGTTGGCCGCCCGCACACCTGCTGCGCCTGCAGATGGTAGCGTAAACGTTCAAGACATTGTTGACCCATCAACCGGGTTGCCTATCCAGTTGCGCACATTTTATGACAACGTGGCAGGCAAACACTACTTGACAATGGGCGTCCTCTACGGTGTCGCCGTTGGTAATGGTGCCGCACTCAAGCGCATCAAATCCGCTTAATTAATATGAGCAACACATTGGCAGGAGTTTCACTTGAGCAAGTCAGCGAACAAACGCTTGATTTGTTAGGTGATAATTTTTGGATGTTCTCGCTGTTTGCACGCAATTTCAGCGACAGCATCCGAGAGCGCGGGGACCGCACAATCACCCGCGTTCCTGCCAGTGTTTCAGTGCTTGATTTATCAAATGGCTATACCGCCAGCGATGTGACAAGCACCGAAATCGAAATTGCGCTTTCAAATTTCAAAGGCTTTTCAATGGCGTTCACGGAATTTGAAATTTCCAAAGCAAAAAGCCCAACCATACTCGAGCGCGTTTTCACGCGTCCAGCAATTGACGCTACAGCCAAAGCAGTGGCCGACGATTTACTTGCGCTTGTTACGCCAACAAATTTCCCAACCAAACAAGTTCGCACCGCCGCCAATTTTGATTCCGACGACCTAGCCGATGCGGCGGCAACAATGACGACAAACAAAGTGCCGCGAGGATTGAGAAGCTGTATGCTCAACCCGCAATACACTTCAAGCCTTTCAAAAGACGGGGCTATAGGGGTGGCAAGCGCCTTTGGCAATCCGCTTCCGATTCAAGAAAACATCATTAGCACCGTTCACGGTTTTGGAATTTCCGAATATCAGGGCATCCCAACGGCAAACAATTTACAAGGCTTTTACGCTCACCCAAGCGCTTTGTGCATAGCAGCGCGACAGATTGCGCGACCAACTTATGGCGGCGCTGAAATACTGGACGTGATAGAGCCGCGCACAGGTTTGCCGATACAATTTAGAAAATTTTTCAGCCCGCGCGAGGGTAAGTATTACATCACCTGCGGCATGCTTTATGGGGTTGCAAAAGGGCTAACAAATTCACTCATTAGAATCACCGACATTTAAAAACATGATTATTAAACCTTCATTTTGCGTCGGCATTGACGCCAGCGGAGCGCCTCACATTATTGCAATCGGGGACGCTGAAACATGCAAACAAGCGTTCACTAACGAGCGCGAAAATCCCAGCGGAAAATATGTCAGCGCCGCCGTTTATCGCAAGCCGCCTTATTGGAAACGCGCCGACATTGCCATTGTGGAAAAGCCCAAAAAGACTTCCAGCAAAAAAGGGTAGCACAAACGGGCGGCGCTTAGGTTTTTGGTTATCCTGGGCGCCGCCATTTCCCAATGGCAAACAACCGCATCATAAATTTGCGCAGTGGGTGGCTTTACGAAAAAGCCGACCACCAAACGCCAACCACGTTCACAACAGTGAGCGAGGGCTACACTTTTGCGGCTGGTGAAACCATTTTCCGAGTGACTGCTGACGCGGCGCAATACGGCGCGAGCGCTTACACAGTGCAGCGGACCAACGAAAGCGGTGAGTGGGAAGACGCTTACACAATAACGCTAAACGTCCCAGACGGAAGCGGTACAACGCGCACCGATTGTTTTCACAGCGTTTCCCATAAAAACCCAGTGCCGCACACACAATTTCAAAGCCGCTACACAATAGAAAAAGGCGCCGCCCATACGCGCCAAGCGTCAGAGCAACAAGTGGCATTGGAGAAAATCCAAGGCGTTACTTTCGATTATCAAGGAAACATTTTTCGAGGCATGTGGAGTGGCAACACTGAGACGCGCCAACTCGAAGACGGTGGTTTGCTTGAAGGCTATGACGTGACGCTGACTAGCTCGCGCCTTCAGTGGGTAAACGCATCAGTGCAGCCAATAGTTGGCGCCACAATAGCCAACAATGGCAAGCGCTACAAAATCGAAAACATCGTTACGCTGGGAAGCGCTTTTGAATTTGGGCTGATGAAAAAGCAATGATTAAGCTGGAAGTAAACACTGCGAGAATTAACAAAGTGCTTGATGCATACATCAAACACAGCGGCCGAAATTTTGGCAACGAAGTAAACAAGCGAGCTTTTAATATTGCGCTTAAAGCTGCCAGCAAAACGCCAAAAGTGAGCGCTCAGAAAATCAGGCGCGAGATGCTAAAAGGCGCAAAAGTTCAACCGGCAAAAAGCGGAGGAAAAAAGAAACGCGTACCATTGGCCGCCATTTTGACGAATTACCACAGAGGCAAGCAGGGCAAGAAAGGGCTTTGGGGGCAACCGATGCAAAAAGCCGTTGACCGCGCGATTGAACACAGGGTAGCGGGACGCGCATTTATGGCGGCGGCATGGTTAGGGGTAGCGCATGACATTGGACCATTTGTTTACCCTCGCCGCCGTGTCAGGTCTCGCGCTCCAGTAATCGGAAGGCCAAAAGGTAAAGGCCGCCCAGAAAAACGAATTTCACCTTTAAAGCCAACTGCGAGCGGAGAACACGGTTCTTCAGCAAGCAGCAATGTGAGGGGCGCAAGAAACGCGCTACGAGCAGCAATGAATGCGGAAACGCGCGACATGCTCAAATATCTGCGCAGGAAAATCCCGAAAGAAATCAAGACCATTGACAGAACTGGCAGCACCAGTGCCTTAAAAATAGGATGAGCTACCGAAGCCAAGCAGAAGAAACAATCAAGGACTATCTCGAAGCGCTTGTTAGCGTTCCTGTTTATACAGGCACCAGCGACCAAGTGAAACAAATGCCTTGTGTCATTGTCGCATTTACTGGCGGCACAGAAAACCCGCCACGAACTGGTAACATGGATTTAAGCGTTGAGATTAGCATCTCCAGCGAAGTGGGTGAGGAAGCGCAACCTGGCGCTATGGCGACACATAACGAAATTGTGGACGCCATCGAAGAAGCGATTATTTACGCCGACTTAATGGCCATCAATCAAACGTCTACGGATTTGCACATTTTTGGAATCAACGAAATTTCTGGCATCGAACGCGACACTGACGGAAGCATTTTGACAGAGCGCATTTCTTTTTCAATGGCCGCAGCATTGGGCGACTTTTAACAATTATACAAAAGCAAAACTATGGCAAAATTTACAAAAGGCACGCCGATAACTTTCGGCACACATGGACCGGTTACGGCAGCAAATGCAAACCTTAAAGGCGTTATTGCGCTTGAAATAATCGACGACAGCAGCGGTAGCGATACAACGCTTTTTAAGGGAGAAATGTATGCAAGTGAAATCAGGTTAAGCTACGAAGCCGACACCAACCAGTCCACAAATGGGGACGGCGAGGTGGTCAGTCATTGCACATATAACCAACGAAAGGTTTTGAATTTAACGGGTGTCATACTTTCAAACAACTCCAGCAATTCTGTTCCTTCTGGAGAAGCAAGCACACTGGCAAAAGCAAACACTATGTTTGCCGCTCCATTTTATGCAGGGTGCAGGTTGCAAATTTCACACCATGAGTGGAGTGAAGTTAACTCTGATTTGACGCCGCCAACGACTGAAAACAACATAGGGACAGCGAGCGGCGGGCTTGGGAATTTCACAATAACTAGCGCCGAAAAAACGCGTTCCAGCGCTTCATACGCGGAGTGGAGCATTAGCGCCATAGAATATTTAAACATCGTCCACAGCGGAGGAAGCGACACCTCATCCAACTAATGACCAACATTTGGGCAGAAACTTGTGCGCCAGGCCACCATTACGTGGCAGGCGCTAAGTTGCGCCCATTGTCATTCGGTCACGCTCTGCTGATGGAGCGCATAGGGCTTAACGAGATACTAACGCCGCTTGAATTCCATTGCTTTATTGGTATTTGCTCGCGCACTTATGAGCAAGCCGTCAAATGGTTGGGCTGGTATTTATCGCCTGTTGGGCAATGGTACTACGCCAGAAAGCCAATGCCGCGCGACAAAAACGCGGCACTTGCGGAGGCGATGGAATACGCTTTGCAGGCTCAACAATTGCCCGAACTATTAGGCAGCGAAGATAGCGTTGAAGCCGGTGCGCGTTATGGTGCGCCGTTGCTGCAAATTATCCGCTCAACAGCTTTAGAGCATTTGAATTATCAACCCGACAAAATAAATGATGCTCCTTTTGGGCAATTGGTTTGGGATATATTGGCAAGAAACGAAATGCGGGGCGGGGCAAAAATTATACACGGCGAACTTGCAGCAGGATTAGCAGTTTTGCAGCAACTGCAACAAACACGAACGGAGGCGCAAACTTGAGCTTTTTAAATTTTAAACTTGGGCTAGACATCCGCGCATTCAACGCAGGCATAACCAAAGCACGCGCCAGCTTTAACAGTTGGAGCAAGGACGCCATAAAAGGCGTTGGTGGTCAAATCGCTGGCGCAATGGCTCTGGAAAATGTCGTTCGCAGCGTTGGCGGTCTTTACAGGGACGCCGCACAAATACAAAGGGAAGCGTTTGCGCTGGGGATTTCCACCGACGAATATCAGGCGCTAGGAAAACAAGCGCGTTTGGCTGGGGTTGATGTCCAGGATTTGGTCGATGCGATGAATGACTTAAACGTTCGCCAGTATGACGCCATCGACGGAAGCAAAGAGATGCAAAAAATCTTTGAGCGCTACGGTGTCACATTTGAGGATGGTGCAAAAAGCATTCGGCAACCAATGGACCTTTTCCGCGAGTTTGCCACGGGCATGGCAAAAAGCGGATTGTCACAAGGGCAAATTTTGCGCGACCTCGACGAAACCATGAGCGACACAGGCAAGCGTTTAGCGTTTGGAGTTATGCAAGGATTTTTCGAGAACTTGGACTTGAGTGGCGTCAGATACAAAGGCGAACAAATCGGGGAATTTGCTTCAGCTTATAGGGAACTGGAGCAGACAAAGGCCGACATTGCCGACTACAGCGTTTATGCGATGAAATACTGGTCAGACCTAATCGGCAGCGGATTGGGTTCATATATGGGCGCCGTAGCAACCGCACCGCAGGAACGACAGTCCGCTTTAATGCAGCGCAAGCTGGATGAACGACTAGCAGAACAAACCAAAACCTTGAAGTCGATTGACACCAACACCAAGCCGTTAATTTTCCGATGAGCCTACAATTTCGAGGAACAACAGCGCTAACCGTCGAAAACATCGAACGCAGTTACAGCGAAAGCAACGGATGGGAAAGCGTCTACCGCTACAAGGGGCAATGGGCAAGCATTGACGCGGCAAAAACTAATCCGGCTTACGTTGGCAACGCCTCGCGCGTTAACGTGCAACAAGAGCCTGGCGGCTACGGTGTGCTAGAGGTAACTTTCGCCAGTCTGGACAACAGCCTAGAGCAAACAACAACCGACACACCCGATACCGACAACTGGACATTTACTCCTTACAAGGTTCAAAAATACGTCTGGGAAGCGCCTTATTTCAACGTGCTAAATGACGCGCGAATAACAAGCGGAAGCAATTTGCCAGGGCACAAAAAGCGCTTACTGATGGCCGTTGAAGCATACAAGGCTACATCCCAATCAAATGCCTCCAGCAATGATTTTACAAACCCAAGCGAAGTCGCTGACTTTATCACTTACATTGACTCAGTGAGCGGTTTAAGTGCCTCACAAAAACAAGCAGCGCGTGACCTTTGCTGGATGCTGATAAACGATGTGGAAACCTACGAGGTGAGCAAATACAGCTTGCGGAATACGCGCATTGTTCCAGCCAACACCACGCTTGCAGTAAACCACATTTACACCGGTTACCAATGGACAACAAACAGAGTTGTTGATTTGATTTTAAGCCAAAAAGTAAGCGTCACAAAATATGCAATTTGCGGCGATTTGCTAACGCAATTTAGCGGCACCTATTGGCGCAAAGAAGCGCCAGTTATCAATGAGCTGACAGGCG